GTGGCGAAGGAGCAGGGGTGGATCAGTGACCAGGCCACGGTTGCGCTCGTCAATTCGAGCATTCACATGATTGGAGAGGGGATCCGAATCACGCTCGACGCGACGACGAACCCAGGGAAGTACGATAAGCTCACCGCTGACGAGATCCTGGCGCTCGTCCTGCCATCGGGCGAGGAGGAGTTGAACGCACGGATTCAGGCCCGGCTCGCTGCCGGAGGATAGGAGAGAGATCATGGCGAACGGAACAGGATCAGGAACACTCACCCCGACCCGTAAGGTCGGCGTCGGACTGGCTGGAGGGGTCCCAATGGGGATCGTGGTCGTCTGGCTGCTCCAGGCATTTGTGCTGCCGGCGAATAAGCCGATGCCGCTGGAGGTTGCCACGGCGATTGGAGCATTGTGCAGCTTCGTGGTGTCGTACTTCATCCCAAACGCGAAGACGAACGGCTGACTGTGAGGAAACCCGCGACCACACTGTTCCCTGAATCGTGGCTCAAACGAGCCTCGATCGTCTTAGGGATGCTCGTGGTGCTATTCGGGGGCTTCAGGTATATCGAGGCGACCTACGCGAAGGTGGTTGAAGTCAAAGGCCAGGTCGATGGTCTGAAAGCCCTCTACTTTCAGCAGCGGATTAGCGATCTGGAGCGAGAGGAGTTTGGGTTTCGGCGAGAGGCACAACGACGGGCATTGACAGAGCTAGAACTTCAGCGTCTCGAGACGGTGCGCAAGGAATTGGAGTATCTGAAGGAGCAGATTAAGCCGATTCAGCCTGGAAGATAAGTGGTCAAGGACATGCGGCGCTAGAAAGGAACGCCTATGGATCCTTCATTCACTGGTTATGCTCCAACCGTAGCATCGCAGCCTGGCAATCCTGAAGCCCTGAAGTACGGGCGGCTGTGGGAGATGCCAGCATACCGCGTCGTGGCCCCCGGGGAGTCGCTTGCTCAGGTGTTCCTCACGCAAGCCCGTCCGAAGCCAGGCGCGCACATCATCGACTTCGGCTGTGGCACCGGGCGTGGGGCACTCATGCTGGCCATTTTGGGCGGGCTCAAGGTCACGATGATTGATTTTGTTAATAATTGCCTTGATCCTGAAATTCGTGAGGCCCTGACCACGCAGGCCCACATGCTGACCTTTCTCAAGGCCGATCTAGAGCATCCCCTTCCCATCGCGGCGGAGTATGGGTTTGCGACGGATGTGCTTGAGCATATTCCAGAAGACAAGATCGGCCACGTCCTCGACAACATCCTCAAGGCCGCGCAGCATGTCTTTTTCTCGATTGCCACGACGAAGGATCACTGCGGACAACTTATCGGTGAACCCCTCCATCTCACCGTGCAGCCGTACTCCTGGTGGCTCCAGCGGTTCAACGAGCGTGAGTGCGTCATCCACTGGTCTGAGGACGGGAACGGGGCCTGCTACTTCTATGTGAGCGCCTGGACTGATGGGCATAAGATCGTCGAGTCGGCTCGGCTCAACGTGACGGATGAGCAGATCCGGGCGAACGTCCAGGCCAACTGCTCGGCTGGCTGGCAGCAGGTGCAGCCGCATGAAGCGAACGACATGGAAGTAATGATGGTCGGTGGTGGGCCGTCCCTGGTGGAGCATGAAGAGACCATCAGGCAGATGCGGGCCGATGGGAAGAAGCTCATTACCTTGAATGGCTCGTACAACTGGGCGCTGGAGCATGGCCTGACACCGTCCGCGCAGATCATTGTCGATGCGAGAGCGTTCAATGCCAGATTCACGAAGCCGGTTATAGAGGATTGTAAATATTTGCTCGCTTCACAATGCGATCCCTCTGTCCTCGACGGCTTGCCGAAGGACCGCACGTATCTCTGGCATACCTCTGTGGCGACCATCGAGGATATTCTGAAAGCGCATTACGAGGTGTGGTGGCCGGTCCCGAGCTGCTCCACCGTGCTGCTGACGGGGATCATCCTCTTGCGGATGCTTGGATTTAAGAAATTCAGCCTATTTGGGTGTGACTCCTGTCTCTCAGATGACAAGCATCACGCCTACGCCCAGCCGGAGAATGATTCGGAACTCGTAGTGCCGGTAACGGTCACTGGGGGGCGGGTGTTCTGGTGTCATCCATGGATGATTGGACAGGCGCAGAGCTTCATCGACATGATAAAGTTTCTCGGAGAAGAGATTGAGCTTGAGGTATATGGAGATGGTTTGTTAGCGAATATCCTTAAGACCGGGGCGTCGCTTGCGGATGGAGAGGGTTGATGGACTTGCCTCAATGGGTCCACGACATCATCGGGAAGTTCAGCGCTCCAGCTACCGGAAAGGTGGTGATTGTGCTAGAGTGCTATCAGCGAGGGATAACCAAGATGGAAATTGGCGGGATGGTGCGGGAGAAACCGCCTGAGAAGAGCTAGAGAATGCGTAAGCCAGGCTTTACACTCACAGCAGAACATCGTGGGAGAATCAGCGGTGCTCTCAGAGGAAAACCAAAATCATCTGAAGCACGCGCTAGAATGAGCGCAGCAAAGAAAGGAAAAACTGCTTGGAATAAAGGACTCGTGATGACTGCGGACCAGCGAGTGAATAGCGGACGGCGGGCTGGGTGTGTCGCCTGGAATAAAGGATTGAAAACTGGATTCGCTCATTGGCTCGGAAAAATTCGCGGTCCTTGTTCGGAAGAGACAAAAGCAAAAATGAGAGTTGCCGCACTTGGGAAACCGAAAAGCGCGGAACACGCGGCAAACATCTTAGCCCATAACTGGCATGGCCCGAAGCCTGAATACAAGGGTATTCGTTTTCGTTCTTCCTACGAAGTAAGGGTTGCCAAAGCGTTAGACGCCTACGGCATCGCTTGGGAATACGAGCCGAAACGGTTTAATCTTGGGACATGCAGCTACCTCCCGGATTTCTACCTGCCAGGTCTTGGCGTCTACTGGGAGGTGAAGGGGTACTTCGGACGGGAGAGCCAGAAGAAGATCGAGTTATTTCGATCAATGCACCCGGAGACACCTCTCGTCGTCGCAACAGAATCCATCATAGCCATGATGGAGAACACAGCACTTAACCGTGAGCAGTTCGGCAACGCCATGAAGCTTACAGAGCCGCCCCACAATGCTGGGGCAGGAGGTAAGCTACTGTGGCTGCCGGAACATGGAAGATCGTCTAGGTCTTCCTTAAACGGCGTGAATTGCGGGAACCCTACAGGCGAGCGCCCACGGGAATCCGCAGCCAAGCCGGGCAGGAATGCTCGGAAGGTTCAGAGACTAGAAGCAGTAGCCCAGACCGGGCGACCCTTCCACGAGCGCGCCGCATCCCGCATGGGATGAAGAGATAGTCCGACACTCCGTAGAAATGCGGAGAGGCTGGATAAAGAGCCAGCCGATAACAGAGAGCTACGCGAAGGCAAAGAAATACATCGGGGCAGGCACCGTCATTCTCGGCGCAGGCGTCTATAAAATGGCCCTGCTCCGCCAGAGCGCGACCGCCAAGGGGATCCACACGGTCTCCACTCGCTCGACGTGGGCCTCGCTGCTGTCCACCGAGATTTCGGCGCGTGGTGGCTACGCGGCGAACGGTCGGAACATCGGCCCGGCGACCGGACAGTGGACGCTCGGGGCTTCCGCGAAGCAATACAAGTTCACCTACACGACGCTTGGGCTTATCTTCACGGCCTCTGGGTCGGCGCTCAACAACATCCGGTTCGCGGTGATTCGGAATAGCACCGGCGCAGGGGCGGGGAAGCTGCTGTGCTTCTGCACGCTGAGCACAGCGCAGTTTACGATTAGCAGCCCGAATACGCTGACCATCCTTCCGGCGGCGACGGGTCTTTTCACGCTCGCGTAAATGTATTACGCCCTGCGATCGTAACAAGGGCTCAGGAGCGACAGCATTGTCCTACCTGACCTGTGCGTTCGTAGACTAGGCGATAAGGTAACGCCCCTATGGCCACCCGCGTCTACTTCCCAGATGACGCTTCTGCTCCCGTCACGCCACCCGCTCCGAGTGGCACGGACTGGGAACATGTCAATAGCTCGAATGCACTACATACGCTCCTCCTCTCTCCTGACAGCAGTACGCTCGCGACGACCGCCTATACCCCAGATGCTGCCGATGATCTGACGGACCGCGATTCGCTTCATCGGCAGTACGTCAGTCCTCCGCTTGCGGCCCAAACCCTCTCGGGAAACATCACGGCGCAGTTTCAGTGTTTAGAGACGCTCGCCAACGACAACCTATTCCTCACTCTCAAAATTCTCGTCTGCAATAACTCAGGGTCAACGACGCTGGCGACATTGCTGGCCATCACGCGGGACAGCACTAATGAGTGCGCAACGTCGCTGACCAACCGGAACTTCCCCTCGACAGCCCTGTCGTCGTATGTGTGTGCGCGAGGCGACCGCCTCGTCATCGAGATCGGCCTGGGCGGGAGCATCTCGTCTGGCACCGGCGGAACGGTCGGCCACAATGGCAGCATCCGGTGGGGGTGCAACGCCAGTAGCGGCGATCTCCCAGCAGACGACACGACAACCGCGACGACCTGGCGAGCGTGGCTTGAAAACTCAGTCAACATCGTCTTCGATACGCCGGTCACGCCTCCTGTTGGGAGCCTGGCTTCTGACGGAACACTCGCATCGCTCATTGTCGGGACGATCCTGACCCCTGTTGTTGGGGCGCTCGCTGCGGCTGGGTTAGCGGCCAGCCTGCTCCTCGGAACACCGGTCACGCCGCTCGTTGGGGCGGCTAATCTGGCTGGCGTGGCTCCGAGCCTTGTGCAGGATGCCCGCCTCATTACGGATGTCGGCTCGCTCGTTGCGACGGGAGCAGTCCCGGCTCAAGGGATTACCATCACGCCGGAGGTGGGCGCTCTCGTCCACACTGGAGCCGCGCCAACCACCATCCAGAATACCATCCAGACCCCCACCGCAGGCACCCTGTCGCTTGTCGGTGGCGACGCCGTAGTCTCTCAGGAGTTCTCCCTCGTCCCAACCACAGGGGCACTTGACCTTACCGGAGTCGCTCCTACGCTTGAAACCGGCGGTGAGGATAGCCTGACGCCTGCATCTGGCTCGCTGGCGCTCACAGGCATAGCTCCCACACTCCTCCAAGATATCCGTCTCTCGCCAGCCGAGGCGCCCCTGACGCTCGCAGGCAATAGCCCACGTCTTGATCTGGCTCTTCCGTCCGAGACCGGCCCGCTCACCCTCGACGGTATCGCTCCGATTGTGCTGGAGGACATCCGACTGACACCAACTCCAGGGGCTCTGGAGGTCAGTGGCCTCAACCCGGCGTTGTCAGAGGGGAGCCTGCTCACTCCGACACCAGCGGCGCTCGACCTGGGGAGCGCGTCACCAGATGTTCATCAGGCCAATTTCCTGGAGCCTCCCGCAGCGGCCCTCGCTCTGACCGGGTTCGCCCCAGATGTGGAGCTCAGCACTGGCACGACGAGAACCCCAGAGGCTGGGGCGCTCACGGTTGATGGGGTGGCACCGAGTCTCATCAGTCCGAGTAGCATCACTCCGTCAGTCGGAGCCATCGCGGTCGATGAGGCAAGTCCAAGTCTCGTCCAAGCGAATATCATTACGCCGTCAGTTGGCTCCCTACTCGTAGCCGGACAGACTCCGACTCTCTTCTATGAAACAATCATGACCCCGAGCGCGGGGGTTCTGTCGGTAGCAGGAAACTCAGGAACACTCCTTGGCGGGACGGCACTCACCCCAGGAACAGGCGATCTCTCAGCCACAGGTCTGGCCGGAACACTCCTGCACGACACACGACTCAGCTCGAACGCAGCAACACTATCGGTAGTAGGGATAAGCGGAGTAGTTCTTGCAGACACGCGCAACTCACCAGGCGTAGCGGCCGCGTCGTTTGTTGGGTTCGCGCCCCTGGTTGAGGTGAGCGGCGGGCTCACCATCACGCCTGGGGCTGGCTCGCTTACGCTAACGGGTGTTGCGTGGTTGAAATTCAGCTTCGGCATCATACTGCCGGCGACAGACCGGACCTTTGAGACGCCAAGCCAGCGCCGCACGTTCTCGACCCCATCAACCGATCGGAACTACGAGGTGTGATATGGACCCCATCTTTCGAGACAGCAAACAACCGATTGAAACAATGCCGATGACCAAGGATTTCACCGGGAGGCTGCCAGCCGGGACCGCGATCTTGTCGGGCACCGTATCCGCCGCTCGCCTGGAGCGGGAGAACTTGAGTACCACGCTTGCGGCGTCCGCAGCAGCAGCAGCCACCACCATCTCACTAACCGCGAATGTCCTTGGGGGGGCCATCGTCACGATCAAACCAGGGAGCGCGACTGAAGAAAAGCGCCGAGTCATCTCGCTCTCAGGTGCTGGTCCCTATATTGGTACGCTAGACATTCCGCTCGACTACGCCCATGCCACTGCGGAAGTCGTCACCTACTCTCCAGGGGCAACGGCTGAGGTCCTGGTCAGTGCGACAGCGACGATCACGGGCGGCGTCAAAGCGACGTTCAGGCGAAAACGGGGGATTGGGGGGAAGGCATATCAGTTTACGCTGGACGTGACCCTGGACGATGGGAGTGTGCTACAGGAGGATTTGCTCATGGAGGTAGAGGAATCCTAGAGAGTCTAGCGGCGTCCGTATCCTAATCTGCTCCCATCCGCCCCGTACACGTCCATCCCTCCCTCTCTGACTACCCCATATCCGAGTCTCCGGCCACTCCGGTCATAGAAATCCACGTAACTCGACGGTGATCCCCCCGGGCCGACCTGAGAATAGTCGAGGTGCAGGCGGCCGGCGAGGAGATCCTGGTACGCCGCGTCCCGCCAGGCGGGGAAGGTGCAGGCGGAAAGTGACAGGCAGAGCAACATCAGAAGAGCCTTCAACATGCCATGTAGTCTCCAGAAACGGAACTATGCCGTTGAAAAAGCACGCCGAGGGATAAGGGATACTCTCATATCGGTTCAACCAGTCTTCTCGGATGCAAATGGGGCAATTCGGGATCGCTAACCCGTGGCGGTTCTATCGGAATCTCTAATAGCTCAGAGTATTTGAATAGAGTATCGTCATAGGTATGAAACACAGTTGACGCAAGCCGACGAGCGGTGACAAGGTGAATTGCGTCTAATGGCTTCAGGCTCCAAGCCCGAGTGAGACTTTGTCGCATCAGCCCTTTGGCTTCATGGCCGAGCAACGGATAAAACTCGACCAGTTGTATCGGTGAAGGTGGTTCCCAAAGCCCCTTAATCTTCTCTTCCGTGTCCTCATCGAGCGCCCTCTGATCTTGCTCAACCCTGGAGAAGGCCACCTCAACGATGGTCAGCGCAGACGTAATGATCTGGAACTCCGTGCCGCTCTTTCTGAGCAGTGGCTCGATATTCGCAATACGATCAGCAATCCCGTTAATGTACGAGAGAAGGACACAAGCATCCCAGTAGATAAACGGCAGGTCAGGCATCACGTAGCCGCCTGATGGCTTGTTCAGGCAGCAAATCGGTTAGCGATGGGGAGGCACCGCGAGCATCCTGGTAACTGGCAATGCTCCGTTCTGGGAGGACATTGACATACCGAACACGGCGAATGACAAGGGGCCTACCAGATTCTGGGTCACGCGAAATAAATCCCTCAACGGCAGCAAGTCGGCCCCAAGCATCACGCATGATATCTTCGTTACCCTCGGCC